TCGGCAGTATTACCTAACTACAGGGAAACATTTAGGAAAATTTGCTAGCGGCAACACGGCCGATGCAATAACATATGCCCAAAACCTAAGCACGATTCAAGAATCATGGCTTAATCTAATTACATACGGACCAGCAGTGGTCCCATACATAGGAGTTTGTGGTGGTTAACGTAGTAAACAGAAGCAAGGCTTCTTCGCATCCAAGCCCGATGGGCGGCATTTATGTGGGCATTGTCAAGACGGTCGCAGCCGATGGAAGAGTATTCGTATCAATACCCAAACTCGGGAATACAATAGGACCACTAAGGGTTCTTAATTCAAACATTAATACACCCCTAGTAGCCAATGAGCAAGTTCTCTGCGCTTTTACAAGCATGTCTAACGACGAAATGTACGTTATTGGATACGTAAACCCCAAGAATATTCAAAACGATTCGTTTAATATAGATGGTGGGTCTCCAAATTCTATCTATGGCGGAATTGACTCAATTAATGCAGGAGGCGTGTAGTGCCTATTAAAATTCAACTTCGTAGAGGAACTGCCGCCGAATGGACAGCCTCTAACCCTGTTCTCGCTGAAGGCGAGATGGGACTTGAAAAAGACACGGGAAAGTTTAAGGTAGGAGATGGAAGTAGTGCTTGGTCCGCTCTTTCCTATTCCTCTGGCCCAATCGGAGTAACTGGAGCGACTGGAGCGACTGGCCCCACTGGCGCAACAGGCGCAACTGGTGCAACTGGTGCAACTGGTGCAACTGGTGTAACTGGACCGACAGGCATTACAGGCGCTACAGGTCCGACTGGCGCGCAAGGCGTTACAGGACCTACTGGTGCTACTGGAACAACAGGCGCAACTGGCAGTGGATATTTTGGTGTTACTTCTGGCACAACGGCCACTATTGGATTTGCCCCAGTAAGTTTTGTTGTCGTTAGCGGAACAGGCGCATATCAGTCGGGTCAAAGAGTTCGTGCAATAGTTCCAACATCATCAACAAATTATATGGAAGGCGTTGTTACAGTAACACCCACTAACATAAATATGTCTCCAGACACAATTGGTGGTTCTGGAACTTATGGTTTGTGGAGTTTTTCTCTTTCTGGCAATATTGGTCCTATAGGAGCAACTGGTGCAACTGGTGCAACTGGTGCAACTGGAGACTGGTCTACGGCGCAAGCGGTCATCTCTTTTTCATCTGCAACGGATGGTATGGGGGTACTTCAACCAAGTACCGCAGGAAAACTTGTTTACAACACTGGTTCACAATCTATAAATATTAATGGTGATACTAATCTTGCAGTTGGTCAACGAGTTGATTTAATCCGCTTAAACGCAGGAACATTTACTGTTGTTGCGTATTCTCCAGCAGTCATAAACGGAACTCCTGCTCTTACTCTCAGAGCACAATATTCTGCTGCTTCAATCATTTGTACATCTGCAAATAACTATGTTCTTGTAGGGGACCTCGGTTAATGCCGTCAACTATTGGCATTGTTTCTTCTGGCGCAGTAATAATTGCCCCTGCTTGGACTGACAACACCATCAGTTCAACAATGAATTTAACAATTGCTTATTCTGATGCAGTAACTGCGTCTGGCACCCCTCCACCAACATACTCGGTAACGTCTGGGTCTTTACCGGCAGGCATTTCTCTTAACTCATCTACGGGTGCGTTAACAGGCACACCAACCTCTCCTTCTTCTTATTCTTTTACAATAACTGCAACGAATGCTGGTGGTTCAGTAAGTCAAGCCTTTTCAATAACGGTCGGCACTGGAATTACTGGAGGAAGTTCATTTGTTGACAGCGGTGGTCGCCGTTACCATTTCATGACAGCAAACGGGAACTTAACGAGTGTTCGTAGTTCGGCCACTTCGGTCAATGTGCGTGTACATGCAGGGGGAGGGGCTGGGGGCTCCTCCGTTGGTGGCGGGGGTGGTGCCGGTGGATTGACAGCCGTTGACCAAACCCTTCCTGCTAGTGGTTCTCTTGTTGCAACAATAGGAGGAGGCGGAGCGCGTCAGACTTCTTACTTTGGCGGTCAAGGAGCAAACGGAGTAAATACTATTGCAACCATAAATGGCGGCACCTACACGGCAACAGGAGGCGGAGGCGGGGGCTATTATAATGCCAATGCTCCTACCACTGGCTCTTCTGGTGGTTCGGGTGGCGGTGGGTCTAGTGGTGTTAACTTGAATAACTTTTCGGCGGGCGGCTCGGCAACGCAAGGCAACGCTGGCGGCAGTGGTGCAAATCAAACAAACGGCTATTATCTTGCTGGTGGTGGCGGTGGGTTTATTGGAGCAGGAGGGACCGCGGTTTCTGGCGTGAATAGCGGAAACGGTGGCGCAGGAGTTTCTTTTTTGAGTACCTTTTATTGCGGTGGTGGAGGCGGTGGAGGCGACAACATTGCCGGAACTGGCGGTAGTGGAGTTGGTGGCAATGGAACTACGGGAGACACAACAGGCGTAAGCGCTAGTGCAAATACGGCTAGCGGTGGCGGTGGATGCAGAAATGCATCAGGAGGTGTCGCTTCCGGTGCAGGAGGAAGCGGAATAGTGATTGTGAGTTACGCAATATAATGGCACACTGGGCAGAAATAGATGAAAACAATATAGTTCTACGCGTAACCGTAGGTGACAACAATGACCCCGACGAAGGTTACCAGTGGTTGATGGACAACCTTGGGGGAACATGGGTGCAAACTTCGTACAACAACAACTTCCGTAAACAGTTTGCAGGCATCGGATTTACGTATGACGAAGTGAGTGATGTTTTCATATCCCCTTCTCCGTTCCCTTCATGGTTGCTAAGTGAATCATTTGACTGGGAGCCGCCATTTCCCAGACCAGATGACGACAATTTCTATTTGTGGGATGAAGAAACATTGTCTTGGGTTAATCCTGTAGAAGCGCAACAAAGCCATGATGGTATGGGATAATACAGAGATGGACTGTCTTTCCTTCCCAATTAAATTTAACGACACCGGACTCAAGCGGCTAGAAGAAGGAACTTTTGATTTTTACAAACAAATCTTGACAATTTCTTTACTTACCGAACCAGGAGAACACCCAATAACTCCAGAATTTGGAGTACTTGACCCATCTTTTACTCCGATTGAACCAGAAGACTTTATAATTAATGCAGCAAGATACGTTCCGGAAGTAGAAATAACGGGAATAAATCCGTCCTTTACTTCAAATGGTGGGCTTAGTGTAGAATTTTCCTTTAAGTTGCGTGGGTGATTGGTATGCCAATAGATTTTTCAGAATATGTTTACTTAGTCCCCTTTGATGTTTCTCCAACTGCTGTTTACTTAGACTCAATTGAGTATGCAAAAATAGCGTTACCTGAATTCCAGCCGAGACAGGGAACACCAGAGGACGCAATACTTCAGGCTGTTTCCTACATCTCCGCTCTTAATATTTCAGCAATCAATAGGCTTCCAGACAGACTCATGGCTGGCCTCGTTGGGATGATGGGTGTTGAAATAAACGACGGCTCTCAGGCGGTTATTGATGTTGAATTCACCTGCATTGACTACGACGGAACAATCGTCCCACAGGGAACAATCGTTAGATACGACTATGAATTCCTTGGAGAACAAAGGTCTATCTACTTTGAGACAATAGAAGAAGGAACAATCGCAGCGGTTGTTTACACGGGGACGCAAGCACTACCCACAGTTACCGTAGAAGCGCGAGCAATTGATGTGGGCGCAACCCTACCTATTCCAGTAGGTACCGTCCTAGAGATTGATACACCTACTTCAAGCATAGTTAGTGCAACCGTTGATGATTTCGTAAGCAACGGAACAAGTCCTGAAACAACTGAAGAGTTTTTGAATAGGGCTGTTCAGTTTCTTGGTTCACTATCTTCTTCTTTTGCGCGCGCTTCTCAAATTGATGGTCATGTATTGTCTACTTTTGCTTCAACGGTGAGCAGGTGCAAGGCCTATGACTTAACCAACTCAGCAAGCGGTCTTGAGTGGGCAGACGCAGACGAACCTGGATATGTAACAGTATTTGTATACGGTATTAACAGCACTCTAACTATTGACCAAAAATCAGATATTTTGATTGATATTCAAAACAGAACTGTTGCTGGTCTTGAACTTGAAGTTCGTGATGTAAACCTAGTCACTCTTGCTGTGAGCATTGAAGTGGCGTATTCTTCTTCTTACGAAAGTACTGTAGTTCAAGAAAATATTGAAACAGTTTTAACAAATTACTTCTCCCCAATAAATTACAGATTTACTGATGGAATAAAACTTTCAGAATTTTATTCAATAGCATCTTCGGTTCCTGGAGTTTTGTATGTTCAGTCTTTAACCGTTACTCCTGGTTCTGGTGGAACAAGCGATGGTAGTGGAAACGTTCTTTTTTCAAAGAAAGGTTCTTTGCCGTCTTTGACTGTTGCAAACACAGCCGTTACATTGGTGTCGGTAGATGAATGAAAACCCTACAAAGACTTTCGGACGATAATGCGCTAAGAACTTATAGCGTTGAAACACAGCGCACAATACCTTTAAGTTACGTAGTCGCAAACCACGACTGGACGGTTGTTAGCACCGACCCTATTGGTACCGCATCACTGCATGTAACAGGAAACGATTTCTATTGGGCTTCTCATTATGTTATTGAAATGTCTACAGGCCGTATAGCGCCCGTGGTTATGACACTGAATGTCAACAATGTTTTTGAAACAGCAGACAGAGGGGGTGTGTTTGTATTTTCATGTGTTGCATATTCAGCAGACGAAAGCATCACCATAAACGCTGCTCTTTATGATGCAAACGGAGTTGTGAACGCTGGAAATACACGAACAATCCAGGGCGGCACATGGGGGGCGGTAAGGTCAAATCAGATAACAATTGCCAACAATGCTCCAGCGAGCACTAATTACAAAGTTGTTTTGACTATTTCAAACCACAACACTTCAAACGTCCGAATATCAACACCAAACTTAGTTAACGACATCGCGTGGGCAAACTCTCCAGTCGTACAAAGCATGCGCCCTTTTATACCTGATTTCTATCAAAGTTACGACAGCAGAGAAGAAGACCCAACATACCCATTCTTTAGATTTGTGGAAGTTTTAACTGATGCAATATCTGACACCATGAACCTATACAGCGAATGGTTCAGATATGACAGAAGAGAAATACCATCCAATATCGCTTTGAACACGTACGAAAGCAGAAGCAGGCTCGTTGATTACCAACATGTAAGAAACGAAAACAGTGAATGGCTAATGCAGTTTTCCGGAAATAAAATTAAAAATCAAATATACCTAGACAATACTGGGATTATAGATAACAATAATCTGGAAGATTTTAAGACTTGGCAACTTTACCCTGCTGGCTATGGTCGTGGTGCTGGAACCCAGTCCGCAATACGAGAGGCTGCTGAATTTGTTCTTACTGGAGCAAAATCTGTAATTATTAGCCAAAGACACGATAACAACCCTTGGGCTATAAGAATCACTACGGTTGGTAGTCAAACCCCAGGTCTTGACATTAGGACAAACGTGAGAGTAGCGACTACGGCCAATATTACGCTCTCTGGCACACAAACCATTGATGGCATATCCCTAGTCGCTAGCGACCGAGTTCTTGTAAAAGACCAATCAGACGAAACGGAAAATGGTGTCTACGTTGTTAACGCTAGCACTTGGAGTCGTGCCGACGACTTTGACACAGTTTCTCCATCAGAAATTGCTGGCGTTGCACTGTTTTTTGTTGATGCTGGAGAAGCCAACAGTGGTACAGCATTTGCGCTGGCGGAAACAGGAACAATCGTATTAGGTACGACGGGTTTAACTTTTTCCGAGTTTACTGATTCCACAGAAGTATTAGCCGCTGTTGAACCAGCAAGACCTCTTGGGTATTCAATTACACACAGAGTAGTAGAGAAATTTACATTGACCCTTGGTGACCCTATCTATGGCGTACTCGGTACTGCTGTTCTGTGATGACTTAATGAGGCACAATATGTATATCCACATAAACGTAATACGGGCGGAAAAATGATTGCAGGAAATTACAACATGCTCTGTCAGCAAGGTTCTAGTTTTGGACGCGTCATAGCACTTGAGCAGCCAAGGACTCCAACGGAAGCAGACCCATCGGAATATGAACCCTATATATTGACGAACCATACGGCACGGATGCAGGTCAGAAGAACGATTGAGTCAACAACTCCACTTATTACATTGACAACAGAAAATGGAGGAATCACCCTCAACGGTGCTGAAGGTTTCATAAACCTGTCCATAACTGCTGCGGACACTGCGGCTCTTACTTCTAGTGGAGTTTATGACCTTGAGATTATTTCTTCCGGCGGGCTTGTATCACGCGTGATACAGGGGACATTCACCCTCTCTCTAGAGGTAACACGATGAGCAATACAGTTCCAAACAATGTAAACGTTTATCAAGACACTCCAAACCTTGTAACCGTTGACCAAGATACAGCAAACCTTGTTATTGTTCGCTCAACGTCTCCTTCTAACTCTCTTACAAACAGACTTGAATTTACTCAGGCAACCCCAGCAGCAACTTGGGTCATAACTCATGCGCTCGGAGGTAAGCCACAGGTAACCATTGTGGACTCTGCAGATACGCATGTATTCGGTGAGGTACAATACAGTAGTAATACTGTAGTTACTGTCCTGTTTTCTGCGGCATTTTCTGGAAAAGCATATCTCACGTAAGGTGGAGTAAAAATGGCACAAAAGTTTTTAACAAATATTGACCTAAATCAAAACGAACTCCTAAACTTTAAGGTTCAAGTATTAACCACTGACCCAACAGGTTATGCGGGTCGCATGTACTACAACAGCACCAATGGCGTTGTTCGTGTGTACAACGGTACCGCTTGGGTAAATGCAATCACCTCCATCACCACGACTGGTGCTAATACCGGCGCAATAACCGTTACTCCTGCCGCAAACGGAACCGTAACCATTGCTCTCAACGTTGCAACTGCTGAAAATGCCGGTCTGCTTACTGCGGCGTTTTTTACCGACCTTACTAATGCCACTGCTTCTGCCACAATAAACACGCTCGTAAAGCGCAACGGAGACGGTAATATTTCTGTTGCCACCCCAACCGCTGATGCCCATGCTGCCACTAAGGCCTATGTAGACGCAGCCCGTTCGGGTCTTGACGTCAAGCAGTCAGTAAGGGCAGCGACGACTACTGCCGTACTTCTTGCTTCTGGCTTAGAGGATACAGATGTAATTGACGGCGTAACTCTTGCTACTGGCGACCGTGTTCTTGTAAAAAACCAGGGCACGGCTTCTGAAAACGGAATTTACGTTGTTCAAGCATCTGGCGCTGCAGTTCGTGCAACAGACTTTGACGGAACTGGTGAAGTGTCCGGTGGGGCCTTCACTTTCGTTGAAGAAGGTACCGTAAACGCAGACTCTGGCTGGGTTGTTACAAGCAACGGAGCCATTACTGTAGGTACTGACGCAATCGCTTGGGTTCAGTTTTCAGGTGCTGGTCAAATCACCGCTGGCTTCGGTCTTACAAAGAGCGGAAATACGCTTGACGTTGTTGGTACGGCTGACCGTATTACTGCCAATAACGACAGTATTGACATTGCGTCTACTTATGTGGGTCAATCAACCATCACAACCCTTGGAACAATCACTACCGGTGTTTGGGGTCCTGACGCAACCGACATTGCTGTTGCTTCCGGTGGTACTGGTTCCTCAACAGAGTCTGGTGCTCGCACCAACTTAGCATCGGCTTCTGCTGAAGCCACAGGTCGTACCAGCACAACTCCTACGCTCGCTCGCATTGCAAGCAGGGCATGTTTGGCTCACTCTGGTGCTGTTTCAACAACCATAGTCACGCATAACTTTAATACCACTGTTGTGATGGTACAAGTTTTTCAAGTTTCAACTGGAGAAATAGTTATTGGAGACGTCACCAACAGAACAACAGACACAGTAACCGTAGTCCTGCAAGGAGAAATCGGCGCAGGCGACTACACAATCGTAGTAACAGGATAGGAAAACATGAAAATTACAGCAGAACAAAAAGCAATGGCAGCATCGTACGCAAGAAGCGTCCTTGGTGCAGCAGTCGCAACATATGTAGCAACAAACGATTTAAAACTTACTGCTAACGCTCTTTGGGCAGCAGCACTTCCTGTTATTCTTCGTTACCTAAATCCAAAAGACACAGCATTCGGCAAAAAGGCTTAATGTTTAGCCCTGAGGGGCATTAACAAGAGAAACGACCGAGGTCATGGCTCAAAAATTTATAACCCCTATTGCCATTAAGAACTTGTCCTCTGCTGGCTCCGATGGGTTGACAATTTTTGTAGACCAAGAAACTTTTGCAAGACTTCAAATTCAAGGTGGCGGTCGTCTTGTTTGGGGTGACGGAACTGGCGGCGGAGATGTAAACCTCTACCGCGATGCAGCGAACGTCCTTAAAACAGACGACACCTTAAAGGTGCCTACCCTCTTTATTGATGGCATTGAAGTAGACACTTCTGGCGCGACTAGCGACCAAGTTCTTAAATTCAATGGAACCAAGTTTCTTCCTGGTACTGCATCAACGGTCGCTTCTCTTGATGACCTAACAGACGTAACAATAACAAGCGTTGCCACTAATCAGGTTCTACAATACAATGGAACTGCGTGGGTTAACTCCAATGCTTCAGGTGGAGCAACTGTCTCCGACAGTGCCCCATCCTCCCCGTTTGCTGGTCAGATTTGGTTTGAGTCCGACACTGGTAAAACTTTTGTTTACTACGATTCCCAATGGGTTGAAATCGGAACACAGCCACTCGGACCAAGCGGCCCAACGGGTGCTACTGGACCAACTGGGTTAACTGGAGCAACAGGTTCTACAGGACCGCGTGGACAATCTTCTTCATACTTTAATTACAAAGCAAAAACTGGTTCAACAAGCGGCGACCCAGGCAGCACCTATCTGCTTTGGAACAATGCTACACAAACAAGTGCAACACAAATCAATGTGGACGACAATGATAAAGACGGACTTGATGTACACATATTTTTAAACAATGTCCAGCCTGGCGACGAATTGTTTATCCAAGATGCGAGTGACTCCACCAACTATCAAGAATGGGCGGTCACTAGCGTCACCGACCAAACGACACATGTTGAATACGGCGTTACATTGGTTACTTCTAGCGGAACGGGCACCACAAACTTTAGTAACAACCATGAAGTATTGCTCATCATTCGTGACATTGGTGAGGTTGGTGCTACTGGTCCTGCGGGTGCTACTGGAGCAACTGGTGCGACTGGCTCTACTGGAGCAACGGGAGCAACGGGTCCGACTGGTCCATCTGGTACTAACGGAACTATTGGTGTTGACGGAGTAACAGGACCGACTGGTCCAACAGGACCTACGGGGGCAACAGGACCTGCTGGTGCTACAGGCGTAGCGTATGTAAGTATTTCCGACACTGCTCCAGTATCTCCAGCACAAGGTGACCTCTGGTTTGATTCAACTACTGCAATTACGTATGTCTATTACGATTCGTACTGGGTTGAAGTTGGTCCACAACCATTAGGTCCAACTGGTCCAACTGGTCTCACGGGTGCAACAGGAGCAACTGGCGCGACTGGTCCGACTGGATTGACGGGCGCGACAGGACCTACTGGATTGACAGGCGCGACAGGACCGACTGGAGTTGCGGCGACTATTGCCGTTGGAACAACCACTGGTGGAGCAACGGGCGCTGTCACGAACAGCGGAACATCAGGTGCGGCGGTACTTGATTTTGTAGTTCCAATCGGAGCAACCGGCGCAACTGGATTAACTGGCGCGACTGGCCCAACTGGGGCCACGGGTCCAACAGGACCAACAGGCGCGACTGGAGTTACAGGACCCACAGCGATTACAAGTTCTGCAACCGCTCCAGTATCTCCTTCTGCTGGTCAAGTCTGGTTTGATACAACTACTGGTTCTTCGTACATCTACTATAACTCAGCATGGGTTGAACTAGGTGGCGGTTCAATGTCGCCAATGCAAGCAACTTCATCTACTCGTCCTGCTTCGCCGTTTACTGGTCAACTGGCCTACGAGACAGACACTAAAAATTTAATTTTGTGGAATGGTGCTGCATGGATGGCCAATGGAAATGCAGGATACAAAGTCGGAGACACTGGTCCTGGCGGTGGAATAATCTTCTTTGTTGACCGTTACAACGAATACACAGGATTTACTTATCTTGAAGTGGCCCCTATTGGTGCTGAAGTTACAAGAAGTTGGGCTACAGATGCAAACTTAAACCAGGAAACGGATGTTTCTGGTGCCAATTTGCAGTCGTTGGGTGGGGGTTACCAAAACACACTAGATATAGTTGCTCAAGCAGGCAATGTTGCTGCAACTTGTGCCGCAGCATACTGTGCCGACCTAACTTCGGGTGGACAGTCAGACTGGTACTTGCCATCATATGGAGAATTAAAATTAATTTACGATGCAATTCATGTAAATCTAGGTGTTGGCGGATTTGCTAATGCCTACTATTCAAGTTCTACTAAGAATTTTTATGACCCAACAGG